GTTGCATTATAATGAAGATTTTAGTTTAAATGGTGGTGCTGGTACGTTTGATTGGCAGTTGATGCGTGCAACGTCATTATATGATCCAAATTATACTGGTACTGGTCACCAGCCTTTGTATTTTGATAACTTATCGGCGGTTTACGCTAAGTATATTGTGCGGTGCTGTTATATTACGATTACTATTCTTGAGGTTAATACAAGTGGATATGCTGTTGATCAAGCTGTGGAATATGCTAAAGCACCGACTATCGGCAGATTGTTTTGTGTTCGTGATAAGACTTATGCCGATATTGCTGCTGCTACGCCAAGTGTACTTGCTGAAGAAAGATGTCCAAATATTAGGTGGCGATATTATGGAACGAGTACAACTGGTCGTTTACCTCGTTTGCGTTTTAAGTGCAAACCTTGGAAGCAACTTCGTTTATCTTATAACGATGATAGTTTGGCTGCTGCTACCACTGCTAATCCAACTGCAGAATGCTTTCTTGCAGTTGGTATTACAGGTGTTGCTGATGCTGTTGATCCTCCATCTATTCGCGTTAATGTTCGCTTAGCTTACAAGTGCGAATTTTTTGATAGAATTGTTGGGCAGACTCAGAATTAAGTATGACGACCCCCCGTAACGAACTCGCGTAGATCAGCGGAGACGACGGAGGCGCCCACCGCCGGGGGCGGCCGAGAGTCGCGAGCCTGATCGGAGCAGTGAGGGGGGGCGGCATACTTTCACATGTGTATGACGACCCTTAGGTTTTATTCTGTGTTTAAAAAGAAGTGCGATACTGCTTGGCTATATTCTCTGTAGTCCTGTACTTCTCCCCATATTGGGAATATTTTCCAAAGACTAACTCTACGAATAAAAGATAAAAAGTATTTTTCTGTCTTATACCAACTTTCTGGTGTTGCATTTGTTGTGATGATAATTCGGTTAGCTAACATTTGTACTTGACCACCCTTGGTTTCTACGAGTAGGGGGTACCTATCACACAGACGTAGTAGTGTGTCATAGGGTAACCACCCGTAGAATTCATCTAGTACAATAGTTTGTTGACCTTCATAACCATCCCACCAAATGGAACGTTGTTTCCAGTATGCCTCTGGATAATTGTCTTTTACCCATCTGCTTTTTCCTGTTCCTGTTGGTCCTTGACATACTATGACTTCCATTTCATGATCACGAGGCTTCGACATCAGTCGCCTCGCTATCTGAAAGGCTCGATGGTACCGCACCCACAGATGGAAGTGCGAGTCCATCAGCTGCTCGTCTGAGAAGCCTTTCCGTATGAGCTCTTTCACTTCCTCTAATTGCTCTTTCAACGATTTCTTGGGCAAGCAAGACTTTAGCAAGTCTTGTGGACTGCCGTTGTAGTTGTATACAACGGGATTTCCATTCAAAATATCCTGCTTTATGTTCTGCTCCCATTGGGAACACTCTTGAGAAATCTCTTTTAAGCAATATCGTATTGCCTCTTGTCTTTTTCCGCGGCGCTTTTCGAGATGGGCGCGGGGCAACATTGTTTTCAGGAAGGAGAATCGAACTGGCGTTTTCATTTCCAGATATCCTTGGAAGTGCTTCGTCTGATTTTCCCCCGTTTCCAGATTGTACACAGCGAATTTCACGTTGTCCTTCCATGCTTCGTCTGAGAAATCAATATGCGCTGTAGGGTTGTTTAGCGTGAAGCACCAATTGCGCGCTGTCATAACCTGATATGCGCAGACGACTCCAAAACAAAAATGCAGTCTAGTATTACCTGCATTTTTGGAGACGGAGACAAATGAGTGGCCTAGATTTGCCGCCGTCTTGTCCATTCGTTAATGTGCCCCGGCTGTAACGGAAGAGGTAGGTGCGGTGGTATGCAAACAAGATCTGGTAGGCGGTACGCTCGCGGCGGTGCGAGCCGACGTAGAAGACGTACGAGAACGCCAGCGAGGCGTCGTGTCCGCCGTCGGATCAGTCGCCCTGGTCGTTTACCGTTGAGATCGTTACTGCCGTATCCTGAACGTTTTAAGACTACGTTGCATTATAATGAAGATTTTAGTTTAAATGGTGGTGCTGGTACGTTTGATTGGCAGTTGATGCGTGCAACGTCATTATATGATCCAAATTATACTGGTACTGGTCACCAGCCTTTGTAT